AAAAGCAGCCACGGAGACTCTTAAAGCGCAGACGGATCACATCACGTTCCGGCTGGATCCGGACGATAAAGGATTAAATATAGTATACACAGAATAGGAGGAGAAACATGGCAGGAGAAATCATAGTTAACACACCACGGGAAACGACCATGCAGGATATTGCTGCCGCACTGAAATCAATCGCATTTTCGCAGGCGGCGAAGCAGGAAAATCTTTCCGACTGGGCACAGCTCAGTGGACTTTCCAGGAACGGTTATCTGAAAGAACTTCTTGACTTCGGCGATCAGATCCTGGAAAAATGGACTGATACAGCTGCGAACAACAAGGAATACGATTTCCCGTGGCATATCACACACTTTGATACTGCAGAACTGGAGAATGGAGAGAATATCGAGGGAACCTTCCTGGAAGCTCATTACACCACACCGTTCGGTGTGCAGTTTAGCAACCGTGCCTTTTTGCGTTGCCCGGATGGACTTACAGCCGGAACCTACAATGTAACGCTGGGCGCAAAATGGGGCGAGAAAGACGCACAGAAAGATACTACATGGCAGTTTACGCTCACAAAAGCTGTTCCTGCCGGCGGATCAGTAGCTGGATTTACCCAGATGCCGGATGTGGTGGCATCCAACTGGAAAGCAACCTCATATGCAGCGGATGGCATCACTGTAATTGAGACAGTACCTATCACCTCCGGATCCGGAGGAACATCCCTGGGAACTATGCAGCTGTCGACCAGGAATAGCAACCTCAATTCCATGGAGGAGGCCGGATATGGATGGAATCGCTGGAAGTATTCAGCGGCTCGCCAGTGGCTTAACTCTGATCAGCCAAAAGGAAAGTGGTGGACAAAGCAGGATGACTGGGATGTAGCACCTAGCCAGTTAGCCACAAAAGATGGATTCCTCTGCGGAATGCCAGCCGAAATGCTGGCAGTGTTGAAGACCGTAAAGGTAACTACTCTGGCAAATACCGTAAACGATGGCGGAGTGACAGACATCACATACGACAAAGTGTTCCTTGCGTCCATGTCCCAGATGAATGTCAACATGAGTAAAGAGGAAGGGGCAGTACATGAATACTGGCAGAGAAGAACGAAATCCAAGACCCCGATCGAGCCTTGGAAGAAGTACCCATTTATGATTCGGTATTCGGCAGCAAACCACACCTCACCTCAGTATGTATTTTCACGTTCAGCCAATCGCGGTACCGCTAATAACGTTATGTTTGTGAACGCTGATGGCGGAGTCAGCAACACGGGCGGCTGGTCCTCGAATACTTACGCCCCGCTTGTCTTCATATAATCATTAATCAATTAATCCCTGCACCCACGGATGCAGGGATAGAAAGGAAAGAAAATGTCAGTAAAGGCAGGAGAAAGAAATGTACCGGACACTCCACAGAACAGGCAGTTAAATGCCGTGTGGTACGCAAGAGAACTGGCACTCTACACAATCAAGATTTGTGACAATGAAAATGTGTTTCTTCCAAAACACCGCCAGTCACTCACAGATGATATTGTTCGGACTGCAACGGCTATTTACCTGAATTCCTGGACAGCCAACAACATCCGGGTAACAGAAAAGAACAAGAAAGAAATGTGGCCTTGGAGAAGTAGATTGCAACGCCAGGCAATCCTGGACTGTAGCAAGTTGCTTGCATTGATCGGGCTTGCACATCCACTTTTCCATCTTAGAGGAAAGAGGGTAGAATACTGGTCAGATCAGGCTGTAAAGGCAAGAAATTACATCAAAAAGTGGAGAGAATCGGACATAGAAAGATACTCCTGAAAATATGGGATGTAGGCTATCACCTCAGAATGTATTTTCACGTTCAGCCAATCGCGGTAACGCTAATAACGTTATGAATGTGAACGCTGATGGCGGAGTCAACAACACGAACGGCTGGAACTCGAATACTTACGCCCCGATTGTCTTCCTAAGAGCATTATAGTCATTGCATAGCAATGATTGCCTTGAAGATTATAGACAAGGAGCCGAAATCCCTGGCAGAAGCCTAAATAATACCGCGGATAATCGAAAGAGACAGTGCGTGACTCAAGGGAGCCTGCCAGCACTGAGAAACTGCGGAAAAAACAAAAGATGAAGAAAATAATAGAATACGACAGCTTGTATGAATCCATGATGAAATGCAAGAAGGGAGTTTCCTGGAAGCCCTCTGTAAAATCTTTTGTGCTGAACAGCGAAGAGAACATACTTCGGATGCACAGACAGCTAGAAGAGGGAACCTGGAAGAATGGGAAACCCAAACCGGTTCTAATCACGTACCCGAAGCGCCGGGAAGCACTAAGCATTCCGTTTAAGGATAGAATCTACCAGAGAAGTATAAATGATAATGCACTATACCCCCAGATGTCCAAAGGTTTCATATACGCGAACTGTGCCTGTCAAACCGGAAAAGGTACAGATTTCGCCAGAAAGCTGATAAAGAAATATCTGTGGAATTATTATTGCAATTACGGCTGTACCGGATGGGTAGTGCAGATCGACATCCACGGATACTACCTGAATATGCGACACAAAGATGTAGAGGAACAGATTTACTGGAACACAGACGATGATACCGCGGACAGAGCATCAGGAATCCTGAGAGAACAATATGCAGGAGAAACCGGCTACAATCCCGGTTCCCAGATGGTCCAGATCGCAGGCATCGCCTTATTAAATCCGGTAGATCATTACGTTAAAGAGCAGCTGCATGCAAAGTATTACATCAGATATATGGATGATTTTTGGATGCTTTTGCCAACAAAAGAACAGGCAGAGAAAGCATATATCGAAACCGTGCGGAGGATTCGGTCTTACGGCCTGGAAATCAATGAAAAGAAATCACACGTTACGCCCCTTGAAGAAGGCTTCGCTTTCCTGGGCTTCGACTATCATATGACAAAAACCGGAAAAGTCATAATGACGCTCAATTCCAAAAGCACTAAACATGAAAGAAAGACGCTGGTAAGGATGGTTCATAAATCCCAGAGAGGAAAACTCCCTCCGGAGAAGGTGGACGAGCATCACAATTCCTGGAAAAACAATGCTGCCAAAGGAAACGCACACAAGATGATAGAAAGAACAGATAAATATCTCAAAAAATTAAGAAAGGGTGAAGAACATGAAAGTAAGAAAAATGACTCAGACACCTGCGGAAGCGGCAGAGGACGAAAACCTCAGAGCAACCGTAGAACAGCAGAAACAGACTATTGAGAATCAGAAAGTCACTATCCAGTATTTAGCGGCAATGACAGACGTCTATATTCCAGAAGAGGAGGAAGAGGAGAATGTACAGAATTTTGCTGAAAATGAAGAAAATGTATAAGCATGAAGATTGGCTCAAGATGGTAGAGCAGGCCCATGAGCGTGGGAAACTCACCGATCAGGAATACCAGGAACTTATCAATCTTGAAGAGGAGGAAGCATGATCGTAGAAACTGCAATCCTGGCATTCCTTATTGGAATGATCACAGGAGCTGGAACTATGTGTTTGATGCAGATAAGGAGAATGGCAACAAAATTACAGATCATCAGTCGCCTGTGGTCACATATTACAGATCTCAGGTTAATACTGAACGGAACGTCCAGCAAAACGATAGAAGAAGTCGAGGACGAGATTGACATCACAGAAAGCCTCTGCCGACCCTATACGGATGCAGACGATGAGGAAGTTTTCAAATGAGAGATAAGAAAAGAAGCATTAGAGCAGAGCCGTGAGGCTCTTATTTTTATACAAAATTGCGCCGGCGCAACACCGGAGAAAGCGTGAATAATTGAAAGAAATACTCACACAGACTTATCTTATTGCATTGCCGATCCTACTTGGTTACATTGTCTGGCTTTTGAAAAACCAGAAAAAAGATCGGGACGCAAATAGTAAAGGAACCATGCTCCTGCTCCGTGTCCAGATGATTGAATATCACTCGAAGTATACAAAAGCAGGAGATATTCCATCTTACGCTTATCAGAACTTTTGCGAGATGTATGAAGCCTACCACCGTCTTGGAGGAAACGGCATGGTAACAAAAATGAAACAGGAAATAGAAGAATTACATATCAAGAGAAAAGGAGAATGATCATGAATATTAACACAATCACACAGTATGTAACCTACGCCCTTGCTCTGATCGGCATTCTGGCTTTCATCGTATCAGCTGTCGTACAGGTGATCAAAGATCTTCCTGGTCTGAAGAACATTCAGACCAGCGTTGTTGCCCTTACAGTATCCTTGATTCTGTGCCCGGTAGCCCTGTTGATTTTATGCACATATTATAAAGCTACAATCACCTGGTATTATATCGTGACATCAATAATTGCCGCATTTATTGTGTATCTGGTGGCAACTGGAGGATGGGAGAAAGTAAAAGAAATCTGGGACAGAACAAAATATAAGGATTCAGAGGGCGAGTGATCGTCCTCTTTTCTTGTCTGGAAAGGAGAAATACCATGAATGAATTAAAAGTATTAAATGAACAGGAAGTGCTTGGAAAACATTTTAAAGTGTACGGCACACCGGAAGAGCCAATGTTTCTGGCCAAAGATGTTGCAGACTGGATTGATTATTCTATTGCAAACACAAACAAGATGCTCGCAAGTGTAGATCCTGAAGAAAAAACCGTTCATACAATTAGTATGAATGGTTCAAATTATAAGACTGAAGCATGGTTTCTTACAGAAGATGGCCTGTATGAAGTTCTCATGCAGTCAAGAAAGCCTATCGCAAAAGAATTCAAGAAGAAAGTCAAGGAAATCCTGAAAAGCATCCGTAAACACGGCCTGTACGCCACAGACAACGTGATCGACAACATCCTCAACAATCCAGATTTCGGCATCGAACTCCTTACAAGACTGAAAGAAGAGCGTGCGGTCAGAGTAGAAGTGGAAAGAAAGAATGCCATCCTCATGCACGTAAACAAAACCTACACAGTAACTGAAATAGCCAAGGAACTGGGACTGAGATCAGCAACCCAGCTCAACAGGATCCTGGCAGAGAAGAAGATCCAGTACCAGGTCAATGGAACCTGGGTGATGTATTCCAGATACAGCGACCATGGATACGAAGAAATCAAACAGGAAGTCCTGGATTCCGGAAAAGTGATCTATCACAGACGTATCACCCAGATGGGAAGAGAGTTCATCCTGAGCTTGTTCCAGGCGGCAGAGAGAGGAGAAACAGCATGTTAAAGATCATGGGAAAATCGCAGGCCAGCATTGAACAGATGCGGGCTTATATAAAGAAAGTTAATCCACAGGTGCCCGATTCGGTCATTAAGATGATTCCGTTATATATCACAGAAGGAGCGGCTG